CAATAGATATAGCACCTTCGAGCTCTGGGTTATCTTCGACCATACGATCTATACGATCTTCATGATTGCCCAGTGTCATATGCATTTCGGCTTTGTGATTGCCCATAGCTTTGTTAAATAATTCTAGAGCTTGATGTGCATGGTCTATATCTTTACGATATCTTCTACCTTGAAAGGACTTCTTACCTCTATCCCAACTAGATAAAGAATCCATGCTAGCAAAATCTCCCATACATATTATCTTATCTGCTCCAATATCTTTGGCCATCCTACCTGCCCAAGTAAATCTTTCATTAGTAGCAGCTGGTGTGCAATGGGGGTCTCCTATTACTAAGTGTGTTGTCATTAGTTTAAGTCTCCTTTTTTAAAATCAAATAGGTCAATAACATTATTATCACTAATCTCTTCTATTTCTGTATCATCATAGAAACCTTGTATACCTTCTTCATATATAAGATCCGCATTCGTAGTAACAAATCTAATTAAACCTTTAGCTATATAAGAACATATATCTCTTTCTGCTGGTAATTTAGGATCTATTATACCACATGTAAATCCCTTTTTATGTGGGGTAATTATCACAGATACAGAATTAAATATATTTACTACATCATCATCCATTATATATTGCCTATTAATTCGTCTAATCCTTTTATCTGTCCATCATCTTCAGGAGTACCAGTTTCTAATAACTTTTTTCTTTTAACCTGTAAATTATGTACAGCATTTTGCTGTTCTTTCTCAGTCTCTTCTGCCATAAGTTCTATATCCTCATCGCTTAGTTGTTTATAAAATGTAACCATTATTATTCTCCTTTGTTGTTTTGTTTTATTATACTTAAAAACGAAGTGAAGTCAAGTACAATAAGGGGTTTCCTGCTATTCATCTTTAATACTACAGCAGGTTCTAGATTAGCATTGGAAATAGATTGATCATAAGAATCATATAATCCTTTCCATGTTTCTTTATTCTTACATTCAATAGAGAATGGGAATAGTTCTTGGGCTTTTTCAGATAGCTTGATGTCTATACCAGACTCTCCCATGATAGCACACCACACATCTGTATTTATTTTTAAGCTAGGGAACGCACCTAGCAGTGCGTCCCTAACCCAGTTTTGAAGCCTTCGCCCCTTGGCTTTTCTACTTCGTACACTAGAAGCCATCATCTACCCTCGGATTACTGACCTCAGTGTACCAAACCCACTTAGGGTTTTTTGCTTGCGATTGCTGTTGTGGCAGCATTTGCAAGTTTTCTCCCCAACAAGGAAACTTGTAGGGGCAGAAACCGCATGCCGTACCTAATACTTTATTGCCTGTTTTTTGTTTTCTAAAGTATTCGTCTTCGGCTTTGAAACATCTTTTAAATTCTTTGTCTAAAGTTATAGCTCTAATATTATTATCAATAGTACTTATTGCTTGCTCTTTATATTCATCATCTGCTATTGGTGCTTCAGTAACAACCCACTCACCTGTAGATTTATTAATAACTATCCAACCACCAAAAGGTTTTTGCCTAGACTCAGCATACATATACCCTTGAGTTAGATAGCCAAACAAATCATCCTCTGCTACCGCATGAAAGCCACCGTTCTCTCCAAACTTATTAGTGAAAGACCATGGAGATGCACTTTTAATATCCCATACTTTATCTTCAATCTCTACATCAAGTGTACCATTAACAGTAACCGCATCTAACTTATACTCTGTCTTTGTCTGCTCTGATTGTATCACTACACCAGATGCTTTCATAATTATCATTGCCGCTTGTTCTATAAGATCTCCAAATAGATTTCTCATCTTAACATTGTAAGGTTGCGACTCACCTTTAATGCCTCTCTTCTCCATCTGCAACTGACACAGAGGTCGTCCGATGCTTGATGCCCTAAGACCAAACTCTTTTTTTCTTTGGTCAGTGAATTGCTTGCGGAATGATTCCTTACAAGCCTCACCAAACTGGTCTATCAAATCATCGGATACCTCGACTGCGTCTTTGTTTGCAGACTCCAGGAACACCCTAACTTTTTCTAGGATGTTTGAACTCATGCAGATAGAACTTCTATTGGATCATCTTCAAGTTCATCTGTAGCTTCTATAATCTTAGCATCAGATTTAGATGGAGAAGATTTTTTAGCTGAACGCCATAGCTCTACTATCTCTTCGTTCTCAGTGTTGATAACATCTTGAAAAGATAAGAGAATCTCTTTCTCTTTATCAGTGAAATTAACTTCCTCTGCATTAACAGATATGTTTGATACATAGAATACATTACTACCTGCTTTCTTCTTCATAGTTTTAAGATCAAGTGTGTGATTAAACATTACCTTACCTCTGCGTCTAAGACTTTCTATTGCCTCACCTACAGGTTTAAAGTTACTGCCTGTTACTTTCCATAACACAGGTAAATCATCTACCTCTGCTTCTTCCCCTCCTGGAAGAGTACCTTTAAAAGAAACTAAGCCATAAACTAAACGATAACACTTTACCGCTTTCTGTTTCATTCTCTCTTCGTCAGAAAGACTAGCAAGTTCTTTAGCTGGTATCTTACCACACCTAGTACCACCTTGTATATCTATCGCCTCATCTTTCCAAGACTTAAAGATTATACTTCTGTTACTATATTCATTCTTTTCTGCATCATACTTCATGTACTGGTATGCATTCATGAATGGCCTAAACGTTACTGGCTTTCCATAAGCCATGCTGTCTAGCTCTGGAACATACACACCGTATGATCCTACTGGTACTTCCGCACCATCATCGTTCTCTGGAAATCTATTTATGGCTAGCTTCGGTAAGAAGTTACCAGTAGAAGATTTCTCTTGTCCAATCATAGACATAATCTGATCTTGTGATAGACCGTCTATATTTGCTACTTCATTGTTAGACATTTATTGTCCTCCTTATTTGTTATTAAAATTCTTATACACTATTTTTGACAAAAAGTCAAGAAGAATGTTGCCATAGTATTAATAAAAATATTACAATTATAAGTATAAGATTACATAAATACTCAAGTGACTTCATAAAGCTATGCCCTTCTGTTGAATTATTTCTTGCATTTCAAGCCAATTGTACCCTACCTTAGTCTCTGTGTCAAGTGGCACATTAAAGTTTAGATTATAATAAGACTTAAGAGAATCTATAACATTAAGTGTAGCAGTATCTAATATATCTGCCATAGTATCTTCTTCACCAGGAAATATATCTGCTACTATAGAATCATGTACTGTATTGATTAATAAACTTTTAACTTTATACTCTTTCATTAAGTTATAGGCATTGATGCATGCAATAGGAACTATATCTGCAGTTGCAAATCCCTGCACTGGATAGTTTTTTATCTGTGTAGAATAACTAGATCCACCCCAAGCCTGTCTCTGTGCATACGGAAAAGAATATTCTCTGCCAGATGGAGTCTTAATTTTTTTAAACTCAATAGCACTACTTTGCAAAGTCTCGTGCCACTTTGCTATATCTTTATATTTATCTAAGAATGCTTTGTAATATCTTTTCTCATCCTCTGTACCAGACATACCACCATATAGTGGCTTAAACGTATGTGCTTTAGCATCCTGCCTACTAACACCTATAGTATCTGCAGTAAACTGGTGTACATCTACACCATCATCTATATCTTTGATGCCCTGCTTATCTTGTGCTAAGAATACAGCAGTTCTAAACTCTAGTTGAGAAAAATCTATCTCCATTATTTTACCACCTTTAAATCTAGATGTAATTACTTTACGAATAGGAAAGGTATTACCTCGTGGTTGATTCTGAAAGTTAGGATCACGACTTGATAGTCTTGCTGTTGCTGTAACACACTGCATAAACTTAGGATGTAGTATGCTATCTGCATTTACATGGTCCCTCATACCATTTACAAATGTATTTAAGTATGTGTCTATTGCATTATATCTTATAATTAAATCAATGAATTCTCTTAGCTCTCCTGTTGCTCGTGATGCTATCTTTTTAAGAGTATCTCTATCTGTTTTAAATCCTCCATCAGCTACCTCAGATACACCTACAGGTGTCTGCCCAAAACCTGCAGTACGATTTAACTCTGTGTATATTAGTCCTGTACCCTCACATGTATCACACTTAGATAAGTTTTTATATCTATCACCATTAACTTTAACTCTTTGTATAGTTCCGTCACCACTACATTTTTCACATTGAGTTGCCATAGTTTTTTTAATGATAGTTGTATTAAAATTTACAGCATCTTTAAATTTAGATTTAGAAAAGATAGGTCGTTTCTTTTTTTTCTTAGTAGCTTTATCTATTCCTATATTAAACATCTGTGCCCATTTCTTTTTGTCTGTAACTTTTCTAGAATAAATTAGCCAAGACAATTGCTCACCACTACTAGGATTGATAGGGGTATCTCCCATCTGCTCCCATATAATAGTCTTAATCTTTTGTGCTATAGTGCCAAACTCTTCTTTGAACTCTTGCTCAACTGAATCTAAACCAGGAACATCTATGTGTATNCCATTTATCTCCATATTGCCTAACACGGGTAGAAACTCATTCATCATCTTAACAGATTTAAGCAAGCCTTTATTGTCTGCCTTCTTAAAGTCTGCCATCTGTGAATCGAACAAAGCCCTAGTAGATATAACATCTTGTCTACCATACTCTTCAATAATATCTACTGGTATATTCTCAAAAGATATTTTATCTTTCATGTATTGATCTACTGCATCAGATTTTTGTGATATACTTCTACGTTTACAAATCTCTTTTAGAGACAATGGCTTACGTAACCCTCGCAGTAGTACATACTCACCAATCATAGTGTCATATAATCTGCCATCATATTTAAATCCAGACTCTAGTAACCATACTAAATCAAACTTAATATTGTGACCAACTAATAGTTTTGTCTTATTTAGTGTAGCTTGTACTGCTAAATGATTAGACTTAATATCAAACTCATTATGATTATGATTAAAAAAATAATAGTCATCATTAACACCAATACTTACTAAAAAATTATGTGGATTAAAAGGCAATGGATCTGTCTTACCATTGTGCTCTACGAAACTTGTCTCTACATCTAATACTGTAATCATACTCTATACCTAGATAGTTGTGGCTCAATGTTACAAGTGATCTCTCCATGATAACCTGATATCTTATTCTTACTTATACACAATACTCGTGTAGTATCAAGTGAGTCTAGACTACCATGCTTACCTATACCTATGATCAAATCTGCCTCTGCGGCTTTACCTGTCTTAGAGTTTTCCATCATATCAAATGATATGCTTGTCTTACCATGTGCGTCTGCTGATGCTTGAGATATAGCTATAACACAACAGTCATGTCTCTTTGCTATCTCTCTTGCACCAGTGTACACTGCTCGTAACTTCTCATCTGTGCGTGAAAAATTACCAAGCACATTTACTTTATCTAACTGATCAATGATAAGTATGTCGGGCTTGTGTAGCTCACAATGATTATTGACATCATCAATAGTCCAATCAACAGTATCCATAAGTTTAACATTATCTTTTATATCCTTCCATTTATCTTTTGCTACGTCCATGTTATCTAGTATCTCTTCTTTAGTCATGCCTGTGTGTGCATTAATAACTCGCATCTGTGTTCTAACTGCAGGCTCTTCATTGATTAGTGCGTGTACCTTTGCTCCTTGTGCGGCAAAACCTTGTATACCTCCGACAAGATTTACCCAGAATGCAGTCTTACCAGACTCTGGTCTGGCAAATAATATAACTAGATTGCCTGCACCTATGCCTGGAACGTGTTCGTGTAAACTTGGTAAGTTAAACTCAAACTTAGTTTGTATCTCTAAACTTTCTATAAGTTCTCCTATATCATCTGTTACTGCTTCTTCTTCCTGAACTTCTTCTTGTGTACCCTCAAGTAAATCCTTGATATCATTGAAAGATCTGGAGTGACCATTGAATATATCTGTAGCCACTACTGCTACCTTGTGTGCAAGATTACGTTTGTGTACTGCAGTTAATATATCCTCAACAACATTTTCATTAGGCTCTTGTTCGTTTCTTATTTCATTCACCATAGATTCAAAATTAATTCTAGCCGCACGAGTAAGGGCAGGATTATATTTCTCTAAGTGTAAATCTATAAGTTCATCTATTGATAAATCTTTTTCATAATCTTCATGGGCTTTTTGTATAGTAGTAAAAACATTTCCAAGACCATTAGTAAATGTGGTCTTAGAAACTTTTGCTTTGTTCTTATCATAAAACTTTTTCTTTAATAGAAGTTTTATTAGCTGTCGTTCTTGCATAGTATCTCCTTTATCATTGCTGGTCTATAATATTTTAGGTCGTCTTTAAGTATAACTACCCTTGTCTTAAGTTTCATACTACTAAGTTCTTTTGCAATGTCAAATGATTTTGTAGTTGCGTCTCTGTCTAGTGCAACAATTACTTCTTTGTATTTACTTTGTATGATGGGTATAAATGTTTCTGGTAAACTTGTACCCATAAGTGCAACACCTGCAAAGTCTTGTGATACTGCACAAGCAGAGGCACAGTCCTCTACCAATACAGCCACATCACCTTCACCGCATATGTAGGGATAATCTTTTCTGCCATACACATACCACTTGGGCATCATATCTGAACGCATGGCTCTACCTACACCACCAATTATATTGTGCTTGTCATCTTGTATCATGAACACAGCTCTATGATTCTGTGGATCATATTGTATGTTAGCATTACGCTGATTGTATGCCTCAATACAGTTGTTTCTGCTTAAGTATTTTGCTACTGTGTGAGTAGAATGTCCAGGCTGAAAGTGGCTGGGTACTTTCCAATCTATTTTATCTTCTGATTTTTTCTTTACCATATAAGTAATATCCTCCATTGTTTTGTCTGTGTCAATAACTCCTTTAGCATTACAAGAAGCACTGAAGCAATACCATTTCATCTGTCCACTTTCTTTGGTCAGCTGTAAGGTATTGTTATGAAAGCAAAAAGGACAATCCATTCTTATGGACTGTCCTGTATGTATGGGTATGTTTTGTATTACTTCTTTTTGTTCTCTGTAATTCATGCTTTGCTTATACCATGATTGGTAGCTTATGTCAAGTGATTATGAAATTGTGCCCTAGCTCCCTTGCAGGACTGTCGCTCACTACCGAGACCAGGGCTACTCTAGAGCATCGACTAGTGCTACCTCCAGAGTATGCCCCAGATTTCTCTAAAAGAATCACACCTGGGGCTTGGATCACTTTCGCAATCCCGATTGTACTCTTATGACTCTTGCATGCACCGAGTCCAGGTGGTAGGTAGCGATCCTAACGCTTTCTAAAAGTACAATCGGCATAGCGATTGTGGGTGGGGGTGCCCAGTAGGCTTCAGATTGTAACTGGCTTTCGGTACCGTAACCTGCACCCCCATAATGTGGGGTAGGCAACGACCAAGCC